CACCACATTTCCTACGATTGCTGCATGCGGTCTCACAAATACCAATGAGTAGTTTGGCCAATTTTATTAGTCGGGCGCGATATTGGGGGATAATAGTGAGGGATTTGTGGAAGAGCGGTAGCATCAAGTGGGTGTTACGTTTGGTAGTCCGAGTGTGGACAAATCGCGCACTCAATCGGGCCATACCGTATGTCATAACGGCTGCGCCCATTCTTATAGCTTTTAACTCCAGGCGGAAGATACACCGCTGGTTAGCTACCGCAATGTCTGTAATTGAGCGCAATGGCGTGGTATTATTAGAAACGTTTGATTCGGACGATAGTTGTGATGCTAGGGAGTTTGTTGAGCAACAAAAACGGGAGGACGAGGCGGGTGTTGTCCGTGAACGGGTCAGGTCCAAGCCTGGTTTGGCCATAGCTATGGCTTTAGCCAGACGTGCATATTTGCAGTTTGGTCCTAGACCCAGGACGGAAGCGAATGAGCTTATCACCCGTAAGTTTTTGCGTGATGTTGTGTTGGAGTTGAGGGATTTGAGGATCAAGGATGCATGTGCGGTGGTTGACGTCGCACTGTCTCTTAGTTTTCTCCCTTCCGCTGCTCGTCGGGAAATGAATCAATATGACCGCACTTTCGCCTTTGAGGAGAGGAGGTGCGAAGTTCCTGAGGGTACTTGGGTTGATTGGCTTTTGGGGCGTGTTCGCCCTGAGGTCAGCGCCCAATAATGCGGCCCCGTTGCCGTACGCGGGGTGGCTAGCTCATTGAGCGTTGCCCCAGACCACCCCAATTTGCGCGTACAAAGGCGATGGGGAGCTACAAAACCCAGGAAGATGGTCCGTGTCGGCGGGGTTTCTCCCCCCGTTGATCTTGTTGGGTTCAATAATACAATTAACACGTTGGAGAGGGCGTTTAAAGAGCGCGTCTTTTATGTTAAAGATCGAGAAGGCGCATTTGTGGAGCCCCCTAGGCCTGAGGGTCAGCATTTCAGTACAGTTATGTCACCTGTATTGGGACAGTTGTGCAAGTTTTTGCCTCGGACCGCCCCGTTGAGTAGACAGGAGTTTGTTGACTCCTTCCGG